TACCTTGACAGAGGGTACGACTGTGGCGAGCTAACACTTCCCGCCCTGATGCCGCGATACGGCCACAACTCGACCACGAGTTTGCCGGTGCCGTTCCAATCGGTCGGCGCACGCGGCGTGAACAACCTCGCATCCAAACTCTTGCTCTCGCTGTTCCCACCGAACACTCCGTTCTTCAAGTTCCAGATGGACGAGGGCGTCATTGCGGAAATGGAAGCGGCCCACGGTGTTGGCACAGACGCGACGAAAAATGCCAAGACTCAATTCGACAAGGCGTTCTCCCGCATGGAGCGCATCGTCATGTCGAACATCGAGTCCTCCGGCGACCGCACGATTCTCTTCGAGGCTTTGAAGCACGTCATTGTCACAGGCAATGCGCTGCTCCACAACACGAAGGAAGGTATGCGGTGCTTCCCGCTCAATCAGTTTGTCACTCGGCGCGATGCCGCAGGGCATGTGTTGGAGATCATCTTGAAGGAGATGGTCGATCCCATCATATTGCCTGAAGCTATACGCAGGGCGATCACTGCAAATCCGAAGTACACGGACAAGAAGTCTGTCGCGCTCTACACCTACACTGTCCGCAGAGAGGACAAGTGGGAGACCTACCAGGAGTCTGGTGGAGTCACAATCACCAGTACGCGCAGTTCTTCGCCTCTCGACAAGTGCAACTGGATCGCTCTCCGGTTCAACCGGATCAACGGAGAGGACTACGGACGCGGGTACGTTGAGGAATACATCGGTGACTTCATGTCACTGGAGAACCTCACCTGTGCCATCGTGCAAGGGTCCGCTGCCGCAGCCAAGGTGCTCTTCCTCGTCAAGCCGAACACGACGACCAAACCGAAAGTGTTGTCGCAGACGGCGAACGGTGGATTCGCGCCTGGTAACGCAGAAGACGTAACGGTCCTCCGGCTGGACAAACAGCAAGACTTCCAGACAGCCAAGCAACTGCGCGACGACTTCGTGCAGCAACTCTCGTTTGCCTTCCTGCTCAACACAGCTATTCAGCGGGATGCTGAAAGAGTCACAGCAGAGGAAGTGCGCTACATGGCGCAGGAGTTGGAGCAGACTTTGGGTGGATTTTATTCCATCATGTCTGTGGAGCTTCAACAGCCCTACGTCGCAATCAAGATCGCAGGTCTCGAACGCAAGGGCCAACTGCCCAAACTCCCGAAGAGCGATGTCAAGCCGGTGATCGTCACCGGGCTCGAAGCTCTTGGACGAGGGAACGACCGGAACAAACTGGTTCGCTTCCTCACTACTCTATCGACTGCGCTTGGTCCCGCTGCCGTGCCCCAGTTCATCAACGTGGGTGAAGTGATTACCCGCATTGGTATCGCTGACGGCATCGATATGCAGGGCCTCGTGAAGACGGAAGAGGAAATCGCTGCCGCAACGCAGCAAGCACAGATGCAGGCAATGGTGTCTAAACTCGGTCCCAACGCTATCAACGCGATGGGAGGGGCCGCTAAACAAAGGATAGCCAATGAAGGATCAGACGGACAAGCAGGCGCCGGACCAACTCAAGCCGGAACCACAACACAAGGTAGCCCTGGAGCAAAGTGACGTTCAGGTTCCCTTGTCAGCCGTTCAAGCGATGATCGATAAAGCCGTCGCACAGGCGATGGCCTCGCGCATTCATCAACACACTCCAATCGGTCAAGTGATCCAAGAGAGCCTCTCTGGACGCACGCGAGAAGAGGGTACACTTGTGGTCTCGAAGCTCGACGAGACCAAAGGTTATGTCGAATGGGGCTTCAACGACGGCACCGTTCGGCGTGACTACAAGTAACTTCGGGTACTAACACTCATTGTGTAGTGAAAGGAATTTTGCGTCATGGAATTTGCGAATGAAATCTCTCGTAGCCGGTACTTCCGCAACTACTGCGATTTCGGGACGATCATCGATCTGAACGAAATCCTCATGTCTGCCTCCGGTACGGGTGCGGCCAATGCGGTAGTCGCTCCTCAGTCCAGCGATCAAGTTGGTGTTGTGCAGCACGCCGCTGGAACAACCACGACTGGCGTTGCTGGGTGGAACACTGCGGCTGCGTTGCTCCGTCTGGACAACGGTGGAAAGACCAAGCACGAACAGTATATCCGTTCGGGCGCGGCACTCTCCGATGGTACAGACACCTACACGCTCCGAGTTGGGCTCATCGACTCTGTGGCTGCGGAGCCGACAGACGGTGTGTACTTCCGGTACGTGCACTCCGCGAACTCTGGTAAGTGGCTGGCAGTCACCCGCGCGAACGGCGTGGAAACGACTGTGGACACAGGTATCACGTTCGCGATCAACACGAACTACCGGCTCAGCATCGAAGTCCTCGGTGACGCGAGCAAGGCGTTCTTCAGCATCAACGGAGTCCCCGTGGCCTCCTCGACCACGAACATTCCTACCGGCGCGGGCCGTGAGTTGGGAGTGGGCGGGTTCATTCTGAAGTCGCTCGGTACAACGTCGCGTGAGTTCTACACAGACTACAGCGACACCGTAGTCGTATTCCGGTAATCTCATGGCTGACCAAGTGGCGGTCACGATCTCGCGCCACTGGCATGAGCCGAAGATTCACACTGTCGTTTCGGGGGATGGCATTGCAATGGCCATCCTCCTTGACGACTATCTGAAGGCTCTGACCCTCGAACTCTACGCGGAGGGGCGCTGGTGGACGAGAGAACAGCAAACACAGCAAGTACAACAGGCAGCTAAAAGAGTCCTTGATCGAATCAAGGAAGAAAGTGCAAAGGTTGTCTGATGGCTCGCCAGAAAAATTGGAGTTACAATTCTTACGATGAATCCGAGGATATCTCGATCATCGGGAACTACATTTGGGACTCCAACACTCTGGCATGGATTAAACAGACCGCTGCCGCTGCCGGTGGTGGCGGTCCTGTTTCCATTGCAGATGGACAAGACACCGCTGAAGGATCGGTCGCAGACGCGGCCTGGGTCAGCGGTAACGGCACAGTTATTTCGATACTCAAAACAATCGCCAGCAGTGGCGCTTCAGCAGGGCTCACCGATGCTCAACTTCGGGCGACCCCTGTTCCAGTCTCAGGTCCACTCACAGACCTACAACTCAGAGCCTCCGCCGTAGCCATATCAGGTACGGTCTCGATTTCGGGGACTGTACCTGTGAGCGGGCCTCTAACAGATACTCAGCTTCGAGCATCGGCAGTCCCAGTGAGCGGACCTCTGACGGACGCGCAGCTACGCGCAACGCCAGTCCCAGTGTCCGGCACAGTCAGTGTGACGGGAGTAGCTACCGAAAGCACACTGGCGACCAGGCTGTCGGAGTCGGACTTCGATACGAAGACCGGCTCGCTCACAGAAACCGCACCGGCCAGCGACACCGCTTCGAGCGGACTCAACGGTCGGCTCCAGAGAATCGCTCAGCGTCTTACGTCGCTCATCGCGCTCCTGCCCACCGCATTGGTTGGCGGGCGACTCGATGTGAACATCGGGGCTCCGGCCACGCTGCCAGTCTCCATCGCGGGGACGGTCACGACAACCGGGACTCTGACTGACGCGCAGTTGCGGGCCACGCCTGTACCTGTGTCAGGGACGGTGACCTCGAACCAGGGGACTTCCAGTGCCAACGATTGGCGCATGGATCTCCGGCGCGGGCAGACCATTCTGTTTGCGACTATCGACACCGCTGCGTCTGGCTTCGTCACTCTCGTGGCCGCTGACGCGGTAAAGAAAATCAAGATCCTCAGTTACGCTCTCGTGTGCGGGGGAACGGTCAACGTCTACTTCGCATCAGCCTCGACCAAACTGACCGGCGCGATGCCGTTCGTTGCCAACACCGGTATTGCTTCTCCCGTGGCCACGCCTGCGGGCGGGCACCTGATGGAGACTGCCGTGAACGAGGCATTCCGTATCAACCTGTCTGCCGCGCAGCAGGTCTCAGGATCGATCTCGTATTTCTTGGAGGCATAATGGGTGCACAAGGAACGACGACTATTGACTTCGGCGCGTTCCCTGGAAAGTCGGACGCGAAAGTCACCGTGCTCACTCCGATCATCTTCACATCAATAGCTGAAGCCTGGATCTGGCCGGTCAACACTGCCGACCACCTGGCTGACGATCATATCTTTGAGTCAATCGCTGTCCGCGCGTGCAACATCGTAGACGGTGTGAGCTTCGATATCATCGGCTGGAACACTTCAGAATCATCTGAAGGACAAGGCGATCCGAATACGCCAGGGGCTCCCGCTCTTGGACGCGGTACACGGCTATGGGGTCAGTGGACCGTGGCTTGGGTTTGGAACTAAGGGAGACTTATGGCAATTCAACAGATGGGTAACGGCGGTGTGCTGGCGGAAGTTGGCGGCACGACTTTTAGAGGCTGGCACATGCACAGCAAACCTCTGGAGTACGGGGCACTTGGCCACTACGCATTCATGGTCCGCATCGCGTCCACTGCTGCACAGGCGGCGAACTCCCGCATTCTGGAAATTCGAAACACCGCAACGAACCTAATCATACCTATCAGTCTAAAAGTGAAAGTGTTCCAGACTGCTGCGGGAACTGCTCAAGAGAACTCTCTGGATCTGTTCAAGTGTACCGGGTTCACGGCTGTAGATACGACCAACACGGTAACACCAACCTCATCTGTCAAGCGAACTACGGCGATGGCCGCGT